ACCAATGATTGCCATTCAGAAAGAGGATTATTCGGATATTGAAGGTCAAGAAGTGAATTATAGTTTTATGGAATATACATTAAATGGACTTCGATTACCTGAAAATACAATTGATGAACAAGGAAATTATATTTTAAAATTAGACCCGATAAAAAAACAAGACCTTCCAAAAGTATCTATTATTACTCCAACATATAATAGAAGAAAATTATTTTCGATGGCATTAAATAATTATGATAATTTTAATTATCCTAAAAATAAAATTGAGTGGATAATTGTAGATGATAGTTATTACGATTCAGACAGTGTTGAAGATTTAGTAAGTCATATGAAAAATGTAAAATATATAAGATTTAGAAATAAAGACGAACCAATGACTGTTGCATCAAAAAGAAATATTGGAGTAAGTAATGCGTCAAATCATTATATAATACATATGGATGACGATGATTATTATCCGCCGGAAAGTATATTAGCAAGAGTTAAAATATTAATGAAATATAAAGACGAAGGAATTGAATGCGTTGGTTCAACATTAATCGGCACTTATAATTTAATGAATAATACAAGTTCAATGAGTAGTGATGGTCCAATATCTTTATCAGAAGCATCTATGGCATATACAAAGAAATTCTGGGAAAAACGTGGATTTGATGATTTATGTACTGTTGGAGAACATAAGTATTTCACAGAAAATAGATTTGAAAATATCATGGATATTCCATATAGTTTTATATTGATTGCTATAAATCATAAAACAAATATAACCAATGAATTAAGAAAGAATGATAGTTTATTAAAATATTCAGATAAAAATGAAAATAATGGGTCAATTGCTAATTTTTTTGATACATGGGATTTAGATACTCAAATGTTTATTATGGACTTAAAGAATTTTTTAAATAAATAAAATAAAAAATACTTAAATATAAATTATTATTGATATATGATAATAATTTAAAAATAGATTTAGATTAAATAGTAATTAAAAATGTATGAAGATGATTTAGTAATAACATTAAGAAAATTAAAGATTGATTTTAAGTATAATAATTTAATTCAAATAGATAATTATGAAGATAAAGTTACTAGTCCTTATTTATCTAGTTTTAATATATCAATAAAAGAATATTATGAAGATTTTTTTTTAGAAATGGTATTTTTAAATCTATACGTTAATGTAAAAAATATTGATTATGAAAATAAGACTATATTATTTGAAAACAATGATAGCTATAAAATAAAAATATATACAAAAAATCCAAATATATATGATATAAAATTAATAAATGTAAAAGAAAATTTAAGTTATTATGAAGAAAGTATATATTCAATTGATGCATTAATAATAAGAGAATTTCATAAAATGGTTACTTTTCTTAATTTTTTAGGTTCATATGAATATAAAAATTAATAAAAATTAATATAAATTAAATTATTTATATAAAATTTTATTATTAGGACCTTCATTAACAATTGGTTGCTTACAAGCAGTAAAATGCATAACAGGACCAACAACATTTTCTTGAGTATCTTTTTGAAGCCAAATTCCTCTATTTAGATTTTGAAAATGTAAATTATTCATAATAGTAGATTCAGTAGCAGGACCACTTTGTATAACAATACCATTTGCTGATACAGGTGTAATATGTTGAGGAATTAAACTTATGTAATTATCATGTATATTTCCTTTAATATGATAAGCACCCCAAAATTCTGCTGGTAAATCATTTACTAAAGTAATAGCATTAAATATTTTTTCAGCAGTATGAGTATAATTTTGTCCGTAAATATGATTATTTCCAATATTGAATTGAATAACATTTGTTAAATGAATACAATATCTAGAAGCATTAATATGACAACCAAAAATACTTAGCCAAGGTTCAGCGTGAATATTTCTATTCTTTTTAGGCCAATTACTATTATAGACAATACCATCTCTAACGGCTAACATAGCCATATCTCTAATATTGACACCTTCTACATTTCCGCCAAAATACATAGCAGTTTTCCAAAACATAAAAAAGCAATCACTTAAATAAATTTCACAAGGATTTTTATCACCTAAAAATAATAATCCAAAAACACTTTGAATATCATCCCATGATTGTAATTTATCTTGGTCACCTACAAATTTACATTGAGTTAATCTAACAATTCTTGCATTATATAATTTTAAAGCATTATGAATTTTAATGGAAACATGAGCACCTAAAATTTCAACATTTCTCATATTTACATCAGATATTGCTGCACCATCAATAAAACTTAAACTAATCACACTTCTATTATGGTCTTCTGCAGCAAAAATTCTTAAATCATTCATACTAAATTGATTGGCGTCTTCATTCGAACCAACAAATTTACTATCATGAATAAAAGAAGCATTATTATAAACATAAATTTGAGAAATTTCTACTCCATCACCTTGATAATTAATACCTTTTTTAGAAATTATACTTTTAGTTATTTTATATCTTCCTTTAGGAATATATAATCTTCCATCACCCCAAATACTTCCAAATGAATTAGCATTAAACGCATCTACTGCTTTTTGAAATGCTTCAGAATCATCATGATTGCCATCACCTAACGCACCAAAATCTTTTACACTAACAATATCAGATAATTTTGATTGAACGGTTCTATTAACCGCGCCTGGAGCTCCTGAATTATAAATAATATCTTTTGAATTTATCATTATAATATAAATAATATATTAAATTGAAAGTCTAAAAAAATAATTATATAAATATAATATTTTGTAATAAAAATTTTTAAATTATAAATTAAATTAAATTTGTTGAAATATAATATTTAGGATCATATTCTAAACGCAGATGAAAATATGGAATTCCTAATCCATGAGTACTAACATATAATTTAGAATTTTCATTAGGCATATTTTTTAAACTTTTATTAATTTCTAAAGATACTTTTTTCCAAAAAGCTTTTTGCTGAATAATACTTGCTTCATCAATGAAATGTTTAATTGTAGAAAAGTTTTTACCTTTTCTTGGTTTAGGTACAATTAATTTACATGTTTTTGACAAATTGTAAAAAACAACAACATTTTTATTTTTTGATTTATCAAAATATGACTTATAAGTATTTACATCTTGTTTCATATTATTTAATTTCTTTGATGTTATAAAATTTTCTTTATATTCATTATTCATATTTTTGTTAATAAAAGAAGTTTCGTAGAAAAAATTATTTTTAATATTTGAAGGATAATTTAAAATTTGACCATTTTTCCATTCATTTATTTTTAAAGACCATTTCATAATATATAATTTAGATTTTTTTTAAATATAAAAAATAAAATATATTAATTTTGCTCAGTATCGCAATTAACCATACCTTTATTAAATTCACTAGGAAAACAATTTACTTGTAAGTCTAATGGATCATCTTTAGGGTCATTAAAATAAATAGATGTTTTATTACAATTTGCATTTACAATACCACTATTATCTATATAATCTTCAGGAATAGGTTTATTTAATTGAATAAATTTATCAGAACATACATAATCATTTAAAATATTTCCATTTGTTAATTCCCAACTTTGATTTAAAAATCCATTTTCTTTATTTTTTATTTCAGATTTCCATATACCATCATATAATAATTCATTTTGATAAGCACATAAACAACCATCTTTTAATTCATTATTTGGTTTATTTTTATATATTTGTAATTGACCAACATGGTCATTATATTGAATGGGTCCTAATGGAATATTTGTACCTGTTTGAGTATTTAAATTATTTTTTAAAGGACTATCTAATTTTTTACATGCATCTAAATTGGGTATTTGGTCAATTGATTTATAATTAGTAAATTTTTCTTTACTTAAGAATGAATCGACGGTAGATTTTAATGCAACATTAATTCCATAAATAGTTAAAATAATTACTAATACTAATATTAAAAGAGAGATAATTAAAGAAATCATATATTAATAAATATGATTTTTATTTCAAAAAAATATAAACTTTTTTATATTAATAATATATATATGGATCAAATATATTTTTGGATTATTATTTTATTTATTATTATATTATTTTTAGATTATTGTGAAAAAAATATAAAAAAACAAAAAGAACATTTTGTAAATAATGAACCAATGAGTAATTTTACAGAACCTCCTTATTTTCAAGAAAATAAATTAACTACAAGTATTCCAGTAAATACTTTAAGTGCAGTTAATTTAAATAATAAAAATTTAAATTTTAAGAATTTTACCACAGATTCTATTACTCCTCCTTTCTTAAAATGTCCTACATGTAATTTATATTATGGTTGTACTGATTATCCTTATGATGTAGATGATCAACAAGAAAGTGTTTGTCATAAATGTAAAAATAAAGTTTGTAATAATTCTGAAAATATGCCTGTTTATGCAAAAGCAGTAGGAAAACCAAGAGTTTGTAGAAATTTAAAATAAATTATTCATTTATTTATAATTTAAAATAAATTATTCATTTATTTATAATTTAAAAATTATATTATTATTAAATTTATTTTTAATATATTTATCATCTAATTTAAAACTTGATTTTATTGTTTTATTATAAATATTAACTTCAACATCATTTTTAACTTCAATTTCATTTGTTAAACAAAAATAATTATTTGATAATTTTTCAATATTATATTTTGTATCTTTACTTATAATATAAAATATATAATCATCATAACTAATTATATTATTATAATAATCATTTTCTAATCTTAAATTTTTAGTATTTATTATTTCTTTATCAAATATAATTTCAAAGTCATTTAAATATTTGTTAAATAATAATTTATTTTTTACTTTTAAATCTTCAACAAGTAATTCTTCATTTAAAAAATTAATTTTACAAAAAATTATACTTATAATTTCTTCGTTAATATAACATATATTAGTGTCTTTATTTATTGTATCAATATTTATATTTTTTAAATTTTCATTAATAAAAATCCCTCCATTTTTATTTAGAAAAAATAATACTTTAATTATTAATTTTATATTTGGATTAATAATATATTCCATAAGGTTTAAAATATGATTATAGTTTTCTTCAAAAAATTGATTAATAATATCAAAATTATTAACAAAGGAATAAAAATTATTAACATACAAAAAATATTTTAAGTCATAAAATTCTTCTTTGTTATTTATATTAAAGGATTTATTTATATAAATAATATTAGGTATATAATTTCTAAATTTTTCTGTTTTTTCAATTAAATCAATATCTGTATAAAACTCAATTTCTTTTGTTTCATAATTAGAAGAGCCAATGGATAATTCTTCAAAATCATTTTCTTCTACATTATATAATTTCAATTTTAAGTCTTCATTCCAACCTTTATTTTCTTTATTGTTAATCTTTACATATAATAAGTTTTTTTCTAAATAAGATATTTCAAAGTTGTATAAAAATGAATGTTGTTCTATATTTAAAAATTCAAATTTATTTTCAAGAAATTTATTTACAATATTAAATTCTAAATTAATATCCATATTAAAAAAAAGAATTAAAAATATATATAAATAACGAATTAAACAGAAAAAACAAATTCAGATTCCGGATTTTTATATATTTTAATATTTTTATTTGTATTTAAACTTATATCATATATATTTAATTCAAATTCAAAATCCCAACTATTATTATTATTATTTTTTAATACATATATATCATCTTTTAAATGATAAACTAAAAATATTTGATTATGTAAATCATTAGAAAATCTAAAAATATAATTATTAATATAAACTGAATAAAAATAATAATAATTTTTTTTAAAATAACTTGGTCTAAAATCAACATAATTATTTTTATAATAATCTTTATAATCACAAATAAATGATAATTTATTATTAAAATAAACACTATTTTTTCTTTTTTCTAATTTAAAATGATTTGACTTAAAATGTTTATAATACAATTTATTTCCAGTTGGCTCATGAATATCATTAAAATAATTTTTTAAATATATATTATTTAATAAATCTTTTATCATATTATACATAATAATATTTCCTTTTTCAAAGATCATAATACCATTATATAAAGAATTAGGTGCATCATCACTACAAATAACAAACTTATCATCACAATTTATTATATTATCTAATTCTAATATACATGTAATTTTTGAATCAATATAAATACCTCCATTTATATATAAATAACAATATCTGAAAAAATCAGCTCTTAATGCACCACATTTTAATAAATCATACGCTTTTAATACATCAGATATATCATTTTCTACTTTTTCACTATGTTCTAATATATTTGTTGGAAAATTTTGTTTTATAAAATTTCTTGAATCAATATCATTAAAAAATATATAGTCATAATCAGGATTTTTTTCTAATAAACTAATAATTGTATTTGAATGATCTTTATTTTTTACCATAACATTATTTGTTTGTATTATTATTTTTGGAATAAAATATAATTCTTTATTATCTTTTTTATCTAAATCAAAATTTATTGTTAATTCAATAATTTTACAATTATCTATTGAACTTCCTATAGAAATAATATGCTTATTATCTATTTTTATTTTTAAATCATAATTCCATCCACAATCATTTAAATTACGAACAATAATTTCTAGTTTATTTTTTTCAATATAATATAATATACAATGAAAATTATCATTTGCTTTTTTAATTAACTCATATTCATTATTAATTAATATTTTTTCTCTTTTTGGTATATATTTATCTACAAATTCTTGCATTATATCTGTTTTTTCTGTCATTATTTATTTTTATTAAATTATTTTTAAATAATAAACAAATATTAAATTATTAATAATTTAATTATTAATTACTAAATTCTATATTTTTAATTAAATATATATCATTTTCTTTAATATTAATATTTATATTAAAACTATTTAATTCATTTATACAAAATTCAATATTATTTACATTTATTTTTACTTTTTGCTCATTTAAAATAATTAAATAATAATTATTTTCTATTTTATTTATTTCAAATTTTAATTTATTTATTTTATTTTCATTTTCATTTTCATTTTCATTTTTATTTTCATTATCATTATTTATTTCATTTTTATTATTTTTATTATTTTCACAATCAATATTTTTTATATCTAAGTTAAAATTATTCGTATATTCGTAATCAAATAAATAATATTTACTATTAATCATAGGTATATCTATTTTATTTATTTTACTATAATTATCAATAATATTTAATTCAAATGGACTTATTAATTTATTACTTATTATTAATATTTTTTTATTTATAAAATAATAACTATAATCTTCTATATTGTATAATGGTTTTACAAAAAATACATAATCATTATTAATAAATATTTTATTAAATAATAAATGTTTTATCCATAATTTTGAATAATGATTTGGATTATGAATATTAAATTGATTATAATTTTTATATAAAATTAAATTTTTTTTAAATGTAACAACTAAATTTTTGTAATTTTGATAATTACCTAATATATCATGTTTCATTAAAATATGTTTATTATAATCTAAATTTATAGAATTAAAAATTTCAAATAATAAATTTGGTCCTGTTAATGATAAAATATTATCTAGTTTTGAATAATTTATATTTTGATATGGATTATAAATACTTTTAAAATTTTCTATTTTATATATAATAGTATCTAATAATTTCATAAATATTTTATGTTTAGGAATACTCATCATAACAGCATTATAATATCCTAATTTATGATGGTCTTGACATAATATTAATTCATCATTTTCATTTATAATACTATTTAAACTAACTAATAATATACTTTTATTATCAAAATAAAATCCACCATTTATATACAAATAACAATATCTAAAAAAATCCGCTTTAAATGCTCCAGGATATAAAATATCATAATATTTTAAATATTTTTCATTAAAGTGTTTTTTTATAAATTCTCTAGATTCAATATCATCAAAAAATTGATATGAATAGTCTGGATTAAATTCAATAAAAGATAAAATAGAATTATAAGCTAAATTATTTTCAAAATAATGACTTTTATTTGTTTGAAAAATAATTTTAGGTATTTTTAAATTTTTTATTTCCATTTTTTCAAATTTTATTTTTTTTGAATAAATATTAATTTTTTTATAATTTTTTTTACTTGTTCCTATACATATTTCTTCTTTATTTTTATAATTATGAATATCAAATATTTGTACAGAAATATTAATATTCCATCCTTCCATATTATTAATTTTTCTTAAAATTATATAAGCTTTATTTTCATTTATATAATAAATATTTAAAATAAAATCATCTTTTAATTTTTCATAAATTATATATTTATTTTTAATTTGAATATAATTTCTAGGATTTAAATTATTAATTTTCATCATAATTTATATTTTATTTTTTTTTAAGTTATTTAATCAAATTACTATTATAATTATTTCTACATAAATTACTGCAGAAAACTTTGTCATCATACATATATATATCATCATAAATATATCTATTACACATATAACAAAAATAATAACTATTCTTGTGTTTATTTATTATAAATGTATTTTGATATTCATTATCATTTTCATTATTTTCATAATTATTGTTATTTTTTTCTTTATTTATAATCAATTTATATCTATTAAAACAATAAAATATATTGAAAAATAATAATTTACAAATATTTTTAAAAAAATAATAAATTCTAAATATCATATTTATTTATTATTAAATAAATAATGTTTAATATTTAAATAATATTATTAATTTCTTTTAAAAATTTAATTTATAAATAATTTATATGAATGTTTTTTCAAATATTATTCATTTAAAATTTGAAAATCCACTTTTAAATAATATTAAAGAACTTTATTTAAAACCTAATAAAAATATACAATATACAAATCAATCGTATTTAAATTATTATACAGAAGTTTATAATTCAAATATAATTTTAAGATTTAATGGATTTTATAAAGATCAATATTTTATAATATTTATTGATTTAAAAGACAAAAAACAAAATAATATTACTCATAACAATAATATTCTTATTATTAAAGTTGATTGGTCTTTAATAAAACTTAATAATGAAATGTATTTATATCAAATAAATATTATAAAAAATAAAAAATATAAATATTTTTATTTACCATTAAGAAATTTTTTAGAAAATAATAATGATCTTTCCATTGAAGATATACTTTTAATACACGAATGTATTCATTATAATTTAAAAATGTATTATAAAAATGAAGAAATTGAAGAAAATCAAGAAATAGAAGATAAAAATTTAAATTCAACATTAAATTCAACATTAAATTCCACATCAAATTTTACAAATTCAAAAGACATAAATAATAAATTTACAAATAATAAATTAATTCATATTATTCAAAATAAAGTTCAAAATAAATTTAAAAATTTTATGTCATTATTTCAAGATGATGAAGACATTGTAAAAGATATAAATCATAGTTAATTTTAATTACTATATTCTATTCCTGCCATTCCTTCACATATATTTAAAATATTATAATTCACAGCAAATATTTGCATAATTGGATTTTCTATATCAACACTTAACTTAAAATCTAAAACAGAATTGTCAATTCTACTAAAATTAATCGACCCCGATGGCTGATATTCCTCAGGATGAAAGGAAAAACTATAAACATAAATAAAATTATTGGGTGTATTTGTATGTCTTTGATATGGAACTACAGTTTTATAATATTTATTTTGTTTATAATCAGTTAAATCTTGACCTTCAATTACAAATTTAGCTTCATACATAGTATCAGTACCAGTAATTTTTCCATTTTCATAAGGTTTTGTACTAAAATTAAACCATTCATTACCACCATAAGGTCTTAATTTTAATAGATTTCCATTTTGAATAACCCAAATTAATTCTGTCACTAAATGATTAAAATTAAATTCTACTTGTTGATCTAAATAATTATTATCCAATGATTTAGCATAAACTTGTGTTTGAGTAATTAAATATTGAAGACTATTTTTTGTAAAAACTTTTCTTTCTGTTTCTTCCAAAAATATATAATCTACTTCTAAATTTCCATTTTCAATAGTTATTTCTTGTTGATTTGGACTATTAGAAATAAATGAACCATCACTTGAAATAATTAATTCATTAACATTTCGTAATGTTAAATTTATTCTTATTTCTTGTGCTTGTATTGCTATTAATGGTAAAGATAAACCAATATTTTTACAAAACCAAAATTGTAATGGTACATATAATAATAAATCTTTATTATTATTATAATTAATAACATTATTTGATTTTCCAATCATATCATTAAATCCATCTCTTTTATTTAATGGAACTGTTAATTCACTCCAAATTTCCATCCATATACCATATTGTCTATCAATAACATTTCCACCTATTTCAATATCAATAATTTTAATTAAAGCATGACCAACAGAATTAACCCAATAATAATCTACTTTTTCATTATTAGAATTAGTATAACTATAAGGTATTAAAGAAGGTAATTGTATTTTTAAAAATGTTTGATTTACTAAATCACCAATTCTTTCTAAATTACAATAAACTTTTTTTCCAAAATTTAAATCACCAGTAAAATATTGTGGCATTTGTATTACTGAAAAATTAGTATAACGTCTATAAACCGCAACAAAAAAAGTAATTTGTGGATTACCACTGACATATTCATTTTGAGCACCATAAGCAGCTAACACTAATAATCCTCCTGTCATATTAACTAATTAATAATAATATTTTAAATTAAAAAAGACTAATACAATTATAAAAACAAAAAAACAAATAAAATAATATAAGGTTTTATTGTTTTAATAATTTAATAAATATAAATATGTATTCACAAAATAATATATATAATACACTTACTTTAGAAGGAACAAAAGAAGTACATAATATAAAAAATAATAATAATAATTATATTACAAGCACACTTACTTGTTTAGGTGGAGGTTCTTTTCATAAAGGATTAAGTATTGGAATGCAAGATAATATGGTAAATGGGTTATTAATTTATGATGATGATAATTTTTTTGGTTATAGTGAAAAAAATGGATTAATATTATTATCAATAAATAATGATTTTAAAGAATTAGAGTTGCCGTTATTTGATGAAAAATTAGAAAAAACAGAAAAAACATTAAATATTGATTTAAGTTTTCGAGATACAATAAATTATTATTTAAATATTCCAAATAGTATATTAAAATACGATATAAATTTAATATTTAATATAAAATTTATTTATGATGATGAAAGTTTAATTAATCAAATAAATCTATATATAATTAATGATTTACAAAAAAACATAGAAATAAATATAAAAAATAATATTTATTTTAATAATAAAGAGCTAATTACTAATAATCAAGAAGGAATATTAAAATTTAATATAAATTATATTAATCAAGAATATATGACTTGTAAAGTTGAAAAATTTATAAAATAATAAAATAATAAAATAATAAAATATTATATTTATTTATTTATTTATTTATTTATTTATTTATTTATTTATTTATTTATTTATTTATTTATTTATTTATTTATTTATTTATATTATTTTATTTAAATTCTTTTAGCTTTACCTTCTTCATTATTAGAAGCTAAATTATATTTATTATTCATCATAACATAATGAAATGAATTACCTGTATCATGAGAATTATTTGAATTTAAAATGCACCATTCAATAAAACCGTATATAGATAATAAACCAATACTAGGATATTTATTACTAAAACTAAATAAACAAGCTAATATAAGTAATGAAACTAAAATATATCCTAAATAATTAAAGAATGACCATTTACGAATATCATTTAAAATTAATATAAATATAATACCAAGAATTAATAAATTACTTAATAATTGAGCAAATGAACTACCTTTCTTTTCTTCTGAAACATTAGTATTTCCTTTACAATTATTCTCAATACTTCCCATTAAAATATATGTTTGTGCAACACTAATAACGTATGTTATTGCTAAATATGTAAAAAATGTATTTAAATATTGTTTAGGATTTAATAATTTAATTCTAGTAGCATACCAGAAAATAATAAAAATTAACATACACATCATTAAAAAGCCTATTAAGTTTTGATTTAAATAAGAGCTAAATTTATTATTAAAATTAGTAAAATAAAATATTATAAAACAAACAGGAAAAAATGCTGTAAAAAAATTAAATAATTGTTTTGTTGAAACAAAAGCATAATTAAATTGAAAAAATATTATATCACTTATACTTATTCCATTATTATTATTTTTATCTAATGATTTTATAACTAAATAGATTAAACCCATAAATAAAATAAAAATACCAATAGAAATTAAGAAAGATAAAATTAATTGTTTCCAAAATTCTTTTTTACTTTTTTTAAAAAATTTAAAAACAGCCCAATTTGAAATATAAACAGTAATTATTGATACTACAAAAATTTTTACAAAAGTTGAAATATATTTAGTTTCACATGTCATAATGTTAAAAACTAAAAGTACTATATAAAAGTAAAAACCATAAATCATAAGTTCATTATAGTTATATGTTTTAATATTTAATGATGTTTCAGATATATAGTTATAAATAAAAAATATAATATTTGAAATTATTAATAAAAATCCATATGACTTAAAGAAAAAATAAAATTGAGATACTTCTTTTTTTTTATTACCTTCTTCTTTTTTAGTATTATTATCTTTATTAGGATTATTAGGATTAGAATTAGGATTATTATTTGTTTTATTAGGATTTGTTTTATTAGGATTTGTTTTATTAGAAAACATAGAAAGCATTCTTAATCTAATAATAATAAATATTATTATATTGAATAAAAAAATTAATTTAATTTATTTTCACTCGTTTTAAATTTTAAATTTTTATATTCAAAATAAGTAAATGAGCACTGCTTTAGAAAGTAATTCTGAAGATTATACAAATATTGAAATAGATAATAATGAAAATAATGAAAATAATAATTTAAATGAAAAAGTAGAATTAAATAATGACAATACTAATGACAATGATACTGATAAATCTAATGAAAAAAAAATAGAATCTAATGTTGATATTCTATTTGAAAAACTTCAAAAACAATTTATAGACTCAAATCTAATTTTAAAAACATTACATAATAATTTAAAAATTCTTCAAAAAGAAGTAATAAAAGAAAGAAAAGAATTATTAAAAAATTCTAATAAAAATAAAAAAAAGAAAAAAAAAAATAAATTAAGTGGATTTGCTGTTCCTACTAAAATTACTAAAAAATTAGCAGATTTCTTACAAGTAGAAGAAGATTCTAAAATATCAAGAACATTTGTTACAAAATTTATTTGTAAATATATTAAAGACAATAATTTACAAAATCCTGAAAATAAAAAAATTATAATTCCAGATGAAAAATTTAAAATTTTATTTGATGGACAACTGGATGAACAAAATAATTTAGAATATTTTAATATTCAAACTTATTTAAAAGAACATTTTATTAAATAATTATTTTTTTAGATAATTATATTTTTATTTATAAAATACTAATATGAATTTTAATCCAAATATTAACAAAATAAAAAAACTAAAATTAATTATATGTAGGCATGGACAATCTATATGGAATAAAGAAAATAAATTTACAGGTTGGACAAATATTCATTTAACAAATTACGGAATTCAACAAACAATAAAAACAACTCATATTTTAAAAAATAATAATATTATTCCTAATAAAATAATATCATCTAAATTAATTCGTTCAATTCATAGTGCTGAAATAATAAGAAATATCTTAAATATACCAAAAAATATATGTACTTTTGAAGAATTAAATGAAAGACATTATGGAATGTTAGAAGGTATGAATAGAAATGAAGCATCACAAAAATATAGTTTTTCTAATATAAATAATATTCGTCAAGACTTCTATTTATTACCTTATATTATAAATAATAAACTAATTATTTATAATCAAAAAATTAAAAATATTTATAATATTCACGAATTTGGTGAATCTAATCAACTTGTACATCAAAGATTATTATCTTTATGGAATAATTATATCATAAAACAATTAATAAAACATGAAATTCTTTTAATAATTAGTCATAAAAATACATTAAGATGTTTAATGAAAATAATCGAAAATTTAGAGCGGTGCGTATTTTAAATGCCGATTTTAATAACAAAAAAAATATTCATCGCTTTACTCATTAAAGAGTTTCTAAATTCTAAATAATGGGCTTTCTTAAGTGTATTGTTATGGTAGATACATTTAATCCCATCAGAAATCGCTTAATTACTACCTTAATAAACGACTATTTGTATTGATTTTATAATAAAATTTAAGATAAAGCATTCGCGGTCCTCGTTAGAGTAATTATCTTAGTTATTTTTAAATAGTTAAGTCAAATATCAATAAAACTACTTAACTAATTATATTATAATGTTATATCTTTAAGTGGTTTTTATAAAACCGGCATTTAAAATACGCAACGCTCTAAATACATTTTTGATAAAAAATAATTTAATGTTTTCTACTAAAAATAAAAAAAGAAAATTATCATTTCATTATTTTACCAATATTCAATATTCAATATCTAAAAGAGCAAGAAAAGATTCATTTCTCATTTAGTTAATTTAATTTTTTTATTTAAAAATTTATTCATTCTTGATATTATCTTTTTTTCAGGAGTCTCAGAACCATTCATAATTGCTTCAAGAGTTCTGAGTTTCATATTCATTTGTTGAGCAAATGAGTGCATTGTATAAGATGAACAATTAATTGCAAAAGCAATTTGTTCATGTAGTGGTTTAATTTCTTCCATGGTTATATATATAATAAATAATTATTTTTAAATACTTTCATGATATATATGGTTTAAAAATGGATTAATTAATTGGCTAATTAAATATATCATCTCTGTATCACTTATTACTTTATAACTTAATACTATATATGTAAAAAATAAATATTCAAAACATATAATACAAAAACCTAATCCTAATGTACGAAATATTTTTTGAATTATATATTTTTTTATTTTTTCCCAATCAAAAAAAGTATCTTCTTCTATTATATTCATTTGATTACTTCTTGGAGACATCATTGTATTATCATTTATATTATTGTGTGTATTGGGTGTATTGGGTGTATTGGGTGTATTGGGTGTATTTTCAGAAACTTCTTCAAAAAAATAATTAAGACTACGTTGTTCTATCATTTCTATGTTAAGGTCCGATGCCGAAGTAATTGAATTCATTTTATTCATTTTATTATTATTAAATTGCGCATATTGATAATATAAATAACTCAAACACAAAAATAATGATGTTAATGAAAAATATAGCCAATATAATAATGTCTTTGTATATAAACGATTATTATCATCTAATCTATTTTTTTCAGCATCATCAACTTGATATTGATAGTTTTGACTTAATCCACTTGTATCATTTAAATAAATGACTTGAGATTGATTATAAGGATTGATAATAATTAATTCTTCATAATTTGAATCATCATTGTTTCGATAATCCTTTAATAAATTATTGATTGAATCTTTAAATACCTGTGTTTCTAATGGTCCTATATATTCAAAATAGAATATAATTTCTATAAGAGCCAACCAACCTACATGAAATAAAATTGAATACATAATATAAAGAATTATTTTATTATATACAAAATATTAATTACAACATTTTCTTTTATTTTCAAATTTTGGATTTTTATCTAAAATAATAGATTTTCGCTTTATTCCCATATCTTTCATTTTAATTCCACTACATCTTTCTTCACTTAAATATAATGTGTGAGTAATATGATCCAATAATAATTTAAAAATAATTTGTATATTATCTTCATCTTTTAAACTTATTTCATTATAAATAATATTCTTTTTGTATTCTAAAAAATCTTGAATTTCTTTTCTATTTACTTTCGATTCTAAATCTTTTTTATTACCAATCAATAAAACCGGATGTATATGATTACAATTATTCATATTTTCAATATCTTTATACCATTCTTTTAAATCCTGAAAACTCTGGTAATTATTTAGATCAAACATTAATAAATAACCACATGCGTCACGAAAATAGGTTTTAATAAGAGAACGATATTTTTCTTGGCCTGCTGTATCCCATAAATTAATTTTAATATTGATATCATTATTTATTTTATGAAAAACACTAAAATCAACCCCAATTGTAGAACTATGTTTTTCTAATTTATAATTATTATTTTTTATTTTATTGAAAAATGTGGTTTTACCGACATTTGCGTTTCCGACTAATATAATTTTATAAGTACATTCTTCCATACTAAGTATACTTTATTTTTCTATCCATTATTTTAAGTATTTTATTATTAAAAATGATCATACATATAAATAAAATATATTTATAAATAAATATCTTGAATTCTTGGTATAAATATATCAAATATTCTTAAATATATTATATAATAGTATATTATATTTTACACCTTTTAACATTTAAAACGCCGACTTAGTCAGCATAAAAAATAAGAAAAGGTTTGAGGTTTTACCCTCCATTAAAAACAACTGATGGATCCCGTTTTACCTCTTCTAAAGAAAAG